TAGGCCAGCTCGTACCAATTTTCTCTGAGCGATGGTTCTTCCGCGCACGCTATTCTCAACCACCGCATTCCATCTTGATGCAAATTCTCTAATGACCCGCCAATCATTCTCATGGCGTGGCTTCTTTCAAGAGGCCAAATAGCGCCTTTGAGTGTCAGATAGCGCTGCAACTCTGACGTAGCCTCTTCCCACATCGCTCTGTAAGTGTACTCACGGCCTAGATAGTACGACATGCGAGAACAGTTGGGGTCTTCTTGCACGCCGACCTTTAACATCTCTAAATACTGCCCACGAGACTTTGTTGGGTCGGGGTGATGTGACATAAGCACATCGTTTGTCTGCGCGTAAATGTCTTTGTGTCTTGAGTCTGGAGTAATGTACTCGTGGCACATATACTTCCAGTAATACCCAGACCGAGCATGAATCCTAGACGGATAGAATATTAATCCGTTGCCAGAATCAAACCCAAAACCCATCCTGGTGTGGCCGTCATTAAATATTTTCTCGACGTAATCTCGCCAGCCTGGTTTTAACACCTCATCCAAATCCATCGACACGCACACGTCGACGTCTTTGGGCACTAAAGACAACGCGACATTTCTTGCCGCATCAAAGCGCCAGGGAGACACAAATATCTCGTAAACCTGAGCGCCGCACTCTTTTGCTACTTCAACGGTCCTATCTTCCGAACCGGTGTCCGCTATTAATATAAGATCTGCATCTTTGGCGGAATCACAAAATCTTTTTACGTGCTGTTCTTCGTTTTTACTAATTGCATATACAGCAATTTTCATCAAACGCCTCTCTGTTAGAACGTACCTCCGGCAACGTCCTTATTTGTCCAATATGTTCCATTATACGTTAATACCTGACCGGCAGTAACGCCAGTCGTATAAACATTGTGCAGCTCGCCTAATTCGTAACCGTTGTCAACCTTCATCCAGATCGAACCAACGTTATTATCTACACGCTCAACATAACCCAGCGTAACCAGATGGTCGGGTGCCGTAGGAGCTGTCTGGGTATACGCGCCGGCCGTAACAGCTGATAAGTATATTGGTTGGCCGGCGGTAAGGCCTGTCGTATTAAGTTTTTCAACCAGGCCCATCGCGGTGACAAAGCCTTCTTCGCCAATCGCGATGTTCTCGCAGGCCATGCCAATCGTAGATACCGAATTAGCGTCATTGTCTGCTTGCGCCAACAAGACAGCCATGCGATTGCCTTGCGCGCCTTCAATCCGGACAATCTGTCCCTTATTTATCTGTGCGCCAGTGTCATTGTAAACCCTAACAACAAGTTGCTGTCCAACTTTAAGGTTTACGTTACCGCCTTTTAAGCCGAACTCAAGCGTGCCGTTGCCGTCGTCCCACTGCATGCGCCCTGGCGCCTGAGTAACGCCCGTTGCGCCGGTAGCAAACTGAACGTAGACCGGCGTGCTAAGCGATGTGACGCCAGTTACATCACCTGACGGTAACGGTCCTGTTGCGCCGGTGGCGCCTGTTGGGCCGGTCGGTCCTGTTGCTCCGGTTGCGCCCGTATCGCCAGTGGCTCCCGTCGGCCCTGTCGCTCCGGTTGCACCGGTTGGGCCAGTAGCGCCTGTCGCCCCTGTCGGGCCCGTAGCGCCCGTCTCACCTTGCACGTTCGCATTGATCGTTGTTACGATGTACGAAATTGTCCCGTCGCGATAATACGATGTCAGCGTTGGATTTGCGCTAACTGCTTGCGCGTACAGCGTTACTTTAATGCGGCTAGACGTGCTTGCAAGGGTTGTTACCGGAACATAAATAGAGAAGTCAAATATCGACGACGAGCCTGTATTAATTGCTGTTCCAGTAGCATAACTGCCACTTGCAAGCGTCTGCAGCACCGTTGTGCCATCAGATGCAACCTCCTGGAGTACAGACCAAAACCTAATGTCCGCGGCTCCGCTTCGACTTGCGTACAGCCAAACGTTCCAGTTACCTCCAACAACGGTTGTAACACCAGGTTTGCCACTGGCCGTTACAAACGAACCAATTTCTGTTTCTGAAGATGAATTAGTGTTTGTTGTAACAGTTGTTTGAGCGCCGGTGTTTGGTATGTATAACAAGTCCCCAGATACGGGGCTACTACCACCAGCGGTGTCTAAGTATAAAACTAAACCAGAACTAATTCCGTTTGCGCCCGTGGGCCCAGTAGCGCCTGTCGGGCCAGTCGGTCCTGTTTCTCCAGTAGCTCCTGTAGCTCCTGTAGCTCCGGTATCTCCCGTAGGTCCAGTATCGCCGGTAACGCCTGTTGGGCCTGTTGCTCCGGTGTCTCCTGCTCCGGTTGGTCCGGTTGATCCGGTTGGCCCTGTGTCTCCTGTAGGACCAGTAGGTCCTGTGTCTCCGGTTGCACCAGTATCACCGGTAGCCCCTGTAGGCCCAGCGTCTCCAGTTGCTCCAGTATCGCCGGTAGGTCCAGTTGGTCCAGTAGTTCCTGTATCTCCTGTTGGTCCTGAGGGTCCTGTGTCTCCAGTAGCGCCCGTAGCGCCCGTCGGTCCTGTGTCACCTGTCGCTCCTGTCGGTCCGGTGGGACCAGTATTCCCGGTTGTACCGGCGCCGGTTGCGCCGGTGGGTCCGGTAACTCCCTGCGACCCTGTCGTTCCAGTGGGTCCCTGTGTGCCCGTCGGGCCTGTCGGCCCGGTGTCACCAGTTGCTCCCTGCGGCCCTGCTGGGCCGGTGGGTCCTTGATCACCTGTCGGGCCTGTGGGGCCGCCCAGGTTAGCAATTGAGGTAAGCTGAACTTGTTTTGTTATTCCCGTCTGAACAACGACGGTAAACTCGTCGCCTGTTAACGGGCCAGCAACCGGCAGTTGGGTTATCGAACGATCAGCCATTTTATTAGTATAATATGTCGCCAGGCTCGCCAGATGTTGTTGACTCTGGCGGCACTTGATCTATGAAAAATGAATCGCCGGCGCCGTTAGGCGCGCCCTGTGTAATCAAGTGGCGATTCTCAATAGCAATCGAGACATCCGGTCGGGGATGCCTGAGCGCGATGTTTTCTGTTTGACGTGCAGGCAGACGCCATGGATCAAAATTATCCAAGTCATCTTTGCAGACCCTCATGCCAGGGAAATTTGGATCCGGCATGAGGTCCACATAAGCAAATTTTCTGCTGCAGCGATCACAGATCGCTACAGACAGGACAGAGTTACCCCGGGTATCCAGGTAGATTGACATTTTAGCTTGGCGTTACGGCGTTACCGCCGCCGTTATCAACCCAAGTATCTGCAGCAGCTGAACCGGTTGCAATTTTAAGTTTGGTGTTTGTGGTTTCCCAAACAATACGACCGGCAGCTTTGCCAGTTGTATTAATTGCGTTTGCAATATTGGCAATCTCACCAGCGGTTACGTTGGTAAGAACTTGGGGGCCAGTAGCTCCCGTGTCACCGGTAGGTCCGGTGGCGCCAGTTACGCCGGTCGGGCCAGTAGCTCCCGTTGCGCCGGTTGGTCCCGTCGCACCAGTAACTCCAGTGGGGCCTAGCGGAGGAGCTTGCCATATTGGCTGCGCGCCGGTGCCTTGAGAAATCAATACATTTCCCGAGGCTCCGGTCGCTTGCAATACTGCATAAACTATTTCATTCGGGGTTGCTTTAGTTGTAGATGCGCCGCTGTTAGAAACCAGCGGCAACACGTCTACGGCAGGAGCTACTGTCGTAACCGCCGGCAGGGCTGATATTTTTACGTCGGCCATGTTACTTTATGCCAGCTTGAATTACAGTCAGCGCATCGCCAGACACACCAGCAGTAACCCGAATGGCAGTAAATGGTTGGCCCAAAAAGTCAGGGCCGTTAGGAGCAGCTGTGGGGGCAGTGACCCATGAAAAAGTCGGAGCAACAAAATTCCCGTTTACAACAGGGAACGGGTCCGTCATGGATACTTGGACAATCCCCGTCCCTGTTGCTGTATAAGACACCATAAACGGCGCGATGTACTTATCCAGAACTACAGGTTCTGTTGCGCCGCTCACCCCTGCTAATACAGTTGTTTGGCGCATTTTAGATCCTTATTAGAGCGGAGTTGCGAGGGTGTTGACAACAGCAACCCAAGGAGCAGCCTGGTTGCCGTTTCCTTTCCATTGCACTACGGAGCTTGGGGGCACTTCGACGCCGGTTACCGAGCCGTTAATTGGCTGGCTGCCGTAGCCTTTGAGTGTGCCAGTAACAGCACCTTCGTTAAACACTGCGCCTTGTGCGCCGTCATAACGGGGGTCTGCGGGTTGGGAGGTTGTCGTAAATGTGCCGCTTTGAACTTGCGGCAGAGTCATCGTTACGGCTGCTGTGGGGCCGCCGTTAGCAGCAGACAGTAGAACGTAACTTCCAGTTGCATCGAGATTGGCAGCAGTAACGCCAGCGCCAATGATGTAGGCGGTCGATGCGCCCATGAAGCCGCCAATAGACCGGACTGGGCCGGAGAACGTGGTCATAGCCATTATATTTTTCCTTATCTTAGAGGATGCCCCAAGCCGTCTCTAAGTCGTCAGCTGGGAAGTAACAGCTGTCTGAATGGGGCGATGATCTTCCTATTACCACTTATGCAAAAAAGGGCCTAAATAGGCCCTAATGCAAAAAGGCCGGTCTTTCAACCGGCCTTTTTGGTACTACACTTTTAACACCTTTTAGACACCGGCGGTGCCGAAGATGTTCCTTGCGTCATGCCAACCAGTAGCATAGCGCTCAGTTGCCTTGTAGCGCATGCTATCAGTTTCAAAGTCCCCCTCCATAGATTTCTCAAGAGGACGACGCATGACCAGCATCAGACCGTTCTCTGCGTCGGTCTGGATCCACCAAGCTTTCGTGGAGCTCAGACGGGTCACAACGTGTGCGCCCTTCGGAAGCATACCAGTCGACTTGATCGGGTTCAGATCGTTGTCAGCAGTGCCGGAACGAAGAACAGACTTCAGAATAACTTCAGCCTGGAACTCAAGTGCCGGGGGAACGATAAGCTGCTCTGCCTTCAGACGGATACGCTTACCATTGTTGTCAATGGCTCCGCGAATCTGAATGAGCATCTGCTCAACAGAAGTCTGCGACAGGTTAGCTGCAGTGGCCAGTGTGTTGCTGTAGGTCAGACCGTTAGCAACGGGGTGATTAGCGTTCACCAGAGTGACGCCATCGCCGCCGACATAGCCTGCGGTGAACGCGAAGTTCAGCAGGTTAGCACACAGGGTTTCCTTGGTTTCAATCATGGATTGAGCAAGGTGTTTGGCAAAAGTGCTGCCGATACGGATATGATCGCCGTCTTCCATCAGCACTTTGGTCAGGGCATAAGCCAGGCCATAGATTTGATAGATGAAGCGGGTGATATACAGCGTACCGCCTTGATCGTACGAAACCGGGGTTCCGTCGGGCATTGCGGGAGCTGCATTCATACCGAACAGCATTACTTCTTCGTGATAGTTGCGCGGAATGCCTTGGATTTGCTCAACAAACCCTTTCCACTCGTCATCACGTTGTTCGTAAACACCATCAAAGACTTCGTTGATAATCGGCTCGACTACCGCACGAAAGTCTGTACTACGCATTGGGGCTGCCATTTGCTAGTTTCCTTTCGTTGTTAATTAAGCCTGTGAAGCCTTGGGGGCCACAAACGAGTTATTTGCAATCTTGACTTGCACGATTGTGTAGGTGTCACCCCACTGGTTTGTTTCACCAGGGGGATAAGCAACTTCACGACCAAGACCGACAACGCGGACTTGACCTTGCGAGCCAGAAGCAACCGGGGTTGCTGCCAGAGCCGTAGTCGAGAATCCAGCTCCACCATTTCCAATAGACGTGCCGCTTGCGGTTGTGTAACCGGCGGTTGCGCTAAAGTTGTACTGGCGGCCCAGATAGGCAGTAGTGGCCGAGCCCTCAACTTGAGCCTCGTACACAACTTCCGGATCGGTCCATACCCAGAAAATGATGTCGGTGGAAGCATCTAGCGTGGCTTTAGAAGCAAACTTAGCCACAGAGCGACGGCCCTGCGAATCAGTAAACTCTACGCCATCAAAGACGCCGAAGACTGGCGACGTGGCTGCTGCCGCAGCAGCAATCGTCAATTGGCCAGAAGCATTGAGACCTACAGGCTGATACTGATAAAAAGCAGTTGATACACTCAGCGAGTACGGTGCCGTATAAGTACCACTTCCGGGGCTGAAGGTGTTCGTGCCAACGAAGGCAGTCGCACGGTCCAGGCCACTGGGGTGGTAAATGGGCTTCAGACCAAAGGGTTTAAATGTTGTTGCCATTTATTTATCCTTTGTTTGTTGAAGAATGTTATTCAAAGCGAACGTTAGCATTCGCCCTTGCGATCTCTTTCTCCATTTCCAAAATTCCGCCTTCAAGAATTGATCGCCCGCCTTTTCCTTCTTGCGAAGCGCTCCGAACTTGCGCAGTAATATTTTTCTGGTGTTCGAGCGGATCTTCCAGGTGCAGCATGCGCATCACTTCTTGATAGATCTCTTCTGGTAATTTGAAAAGGACCATCTCGTTACAACTAACACAGCCTTCAAACTTGCCTGAACTCATCTTGCCTAGCGATTCAAAGCCCTTGCCTAACTCGGCGGCTTTCACTGGCTCATAGCCTAAAGCTAAACGTTTGTCGATACTGTCGTACTGGTTAGTAGTGCTCAACCAGCACAAATGAAACCCAGGAATTACATCCTTAGGTATTGTTGGCAGTGCGCTATTCTGCCACTTATCACGAAACGCTTCTAGGCGTTCCCTGCGCTTGACATCTTCTTCGTTCGCAGTGTTGCGAGTCTTAACCTCATTGACGCGCTCTTCTAGGCGGTCATCTAAGTCACGTTTAATTCTTGCGTTTGCCATAATTATCCTCGATTCTGTCTATCGTACGCGGCGTAAGCCTTAATCATCGCGTTGCGCTTGTTTTGGTCATCCCATGCGCCCGCGTCCTTAATTGCTTGGACACGCTCACGACTTAGCGTGATTGTGCTGGCGGACTTGGCTGACGGATTGGCTGTTCGACTTGATGCCGTTGGGCTAACCCGTTTAGCGCTTGTCCCCGTCCTTGCTGCGTACCTATGAGGCAAACGTACAGCCAATCGATTATCCAGTTCGTCCCAATATTCCGGATCCGCTGGGTCCCATCCATCAGCTGCTAAATCTTGGTCGATCACTTTGGCGATGCGGCTGTCTGTGTCACGCGCCTGGGGGTCGTACCATTTATTCTTTTGCAACCAACCGGTTGCCAGCTCCTGTACCTCTGATCCCCTTGGAGTTGGCACGTTTTGAGCCGGCTGTTTAACCTGCTCCAGTTGTTGCTTTTTATAGGCCTGCATATTGACAAGCCTATTTTTTGCTTCTTGCAACTGCTCCAGATATTCAACCTGTGCTGCTGCGTCGTTACTCTGTGCTGCCTGTAGCAGCTTCATCTTGGCGTATTCGACCCGAGTTGCCTCGTCCTCGATTGCCTTGTCTACTTGAGCAAATTGGTAAGATACTGCGGTGTTTTCTACCGCAGCAAGGCGTCTAGCAAGCTCCTCATTTTTACGCTCAAGCGCGCTGATTTTGTGCTTCGCCGACGCTTCTCTTTGTTTAGCGAGCTCTTTTTTAAGCCTACGCTCTTCCCGACGAGCCTCGCGAATTCTTTGTCGATCTTCGTCGGTCTCTTCATCGTCGTCAGATCCGCTCTGAACATCCCCGGACTCTTCCAAATCAGCGTCGTCAGAGGCTTCAGCATCGTCTTCGGTCTCCTTCGCATCAACTTTCTTGTCTTCATCGAAAGGATCCTCTTCCATCTCCACAGCCGCCATTACTCGACCGTCTTCCAGTTCTTTGACTGGGATATTCTTTTCTTCTGCCATATCTCACCTTATACAAAGTTAATCTACAAAGGCTTTCATGCGCTGGGCATGCTCAAAGCTGCGAATCCGGCTGATTACTTCGCGCGCCTGGATGGTAATAAACACTACCGGAGCGCCCTCATCTTCTGGATTCACAACAAACCGGTCGCCGCCATACTTGATGGTTCTTACCAGGTCGCCTACCTTGCACCACGGGCCCTCGGGCCAGGGTTCCAACGTATCAGGGCTTTTATATGCCAGGGGACCAATCTGTTTGACTTTGGCAACCGTCTCGTTAAAGCGCAACGTTGCTCTGGTCTCGTCTACAAGAATGATCCCGCCTTTGCTTGCGGTTTTTTCCCGGCGTAGCTGCACAAGCACGCGGTCGCCGGCTACATCAATCCCAGGGTCTATCTCCGGGAAACACTCGAGCTCGGTTCGCAAGTCCGGCTCATCTTTTTGCACCAAATCAAATGCCATACGGCAGTCCTCCTAGGCTATTCAGCCTCGTCGTTCTCGGTTAAAATGTCATCTATGATGACGAGGGCTTTGGTTAAACCCTCTGCTTGACCCACAAGCCTTTGATACTGGTCAAAGCTGTGGATATTCGCTCCAGACGCGATACCCGCGTCCAAAATAATTTTTTGTTCTTTGACTCGGCGAATTATCTCGCCGACAATATCTCGCATAAAACAACCTATGCAAGACTTTTTTAATTTACGCCCTAGACCTTAAAAATTACTTTAATACTTCGGTCCAAACTGATCGCGGACGTTGCTGTACGGGCCAACCTTGCCGGCGTTTTTCATTTTGGCCTGGGCTGCGCCGCGCTTCCAGTTATTGTCCCGGTGCGAGCCTGATGCGCCCGGATCGATGTCCGTTGCGCCGTTGCCGCCGCCATATCCGGGTTTGCCAGTCTCCTGATATGTCTGGCGGAAACCTTTGAGTTGCTGATCTGATGCCATTAAACTACTCCTTGTGGTGGTTGTTGTGCTTCTATTTGTTGTTGAACTGCCTGCGCCTGCTGACGAAAGGCCTCTTGCTCTACCGCGATACCATGCTTGCGGATGTCTGCATCGGCCGTGTTAATTGCGTCAATTGCCGACATGATTTGCTCATTCTCAAGCTGCCGCTGCATGCCGTCTAGCTGAGCGCCTGTCTGCATGGCCGCGATGCGCTCGCGCGATGCGTTGTTGATGTTAGCCGTGGCAATGTTGGTTGCGTTTTTCTGGCTATCAATTTGACTCTGGGTCTGGTATTTAGCCATGAGCTCTGTGACCCTCTGCTGCAGCTCGGCAACCTTGATTTCGTAGTCTTGCTTTTGCTGAGCCGCCTGCTGTTGCATCTTAATCATTGCTTCTTGTGCTTTGCGCTCAGTTTCTGCCATCTGCGTTTTCATCAGCACGTTTGCCGTTGGATCCATCGCCGCGGCCTGCTCCATAGCAGCCTGCTTAGCCTGCTGTACCTTCTGCACCAGACCCATAATCGCAGGCTGCGCGCCCTGGAAAGTTGCCTCGGCGTCCTGACTTACCATTTCAGCTGCCAGAGCCAGTGCCTGCTGATCTTCTAACGTCAGCGGTTTTTCTTCGTGCAGACGGAGCGTGTCCTGTCCGCCGGCTGCCTCGGCCACGTATGCGCGCATCGACTGCAGATAGTGCAGTGTCAGGTGCTGCTTGATGTGCTCCAAAGCGATAGGCGCAAATTGCGGCCCGATAAGGGGGCTGCCACCATAATTGGGGTCCTGAGCATACGCCAAGTGAACCTTGATGTGCGCTAAATGATCCTGATCCGGGTAGGCTGCCGCGGGGCGGCCCATGGACATTGCAACGTTCTCCAGGGCCGGGTTGGCCTCTTTTATTCCATCTGGATCGGGCAATATCTCGCTAATCGCAGGCACTTTTAGCTGCTTCAGAACGCGCCGGTGGGCAGCGCGAAGATCGTACAATTGCGGCGCAGAATTAGCTATTTGCAAAATAGCTTGCGCCTGCGCCAGACGCTGTGTCTCTGAGAATATGTTTGGATCCGACACCGGACGGATGTCGTTATTTGACGCAAAGTCACGCACTTCAATTTCGGTGCCCGATTGGTTGTCCATCTCCTCCAAATACCAATGATTGATACGAGAAAGGATCTTGAACGACTTAGCTTGCGAGCGGTGCAGCCGGGCATGGATGCTTGAGAACACCTTTGCACCTTGCTCAATCAGTGCTTGGGTGGTGCCCACTGGCGTGTTAGCGTTTGCGTCGCCAATCTTTTCCTCGGCGGTCGTCACCACGCCTTTTGCAGCAGTTGTTAACCATCCAAGGAGGTTGTATAAAACACTCGAGGGTTGGTTAAACGGCAACGGCATAGCCAACTTGCGGACATCGTCCACACCAGGGGCACCTTCGATCTCTAGAACCTGCGTCGGTTCAATCCGGTCACTTTGGCCAGAGATGCGTCCACCTTTAAGCTTAAGCATCGTCTGACTGTTGTTAATGTGTGCAGAATCCAACAGAGCGCGAAGAGCGCCAGTAAGGGCGGCAGACAGACCACCAATAAGATGAGGAAGCCCAATGGCGTACGCACCACGCCACGGGATAAACTTAAACTCAACGATCCAATCGAGCTTTGTAAGTTTTTCATCGCCGGATTCCCAGTTACGATAAAGCGACAGCACCTTGTTGCTGCTGTCATCAATGGTCAGAATGTAAGGAGCGCGGCGGCCTTCTGTTTCAGGATCGTCTTCTAAGCGCAAAAAGCAAGTGATCTCATAAACACGACGGACGTTGTCGATGTTTTTCTGCGGGATTGACCGGCCTTCAATTTTGTTGTTTGCCATGGTTGAGCGCGTTTGTTCATCTTGCTCAATACCAGCGGGCGGAATGCTGTCAATGTCACGATAAAGACCCTGATCCGTGCGCTGACGAAACACGTCTTCTGTGATGTCTTGTTGCTCAGTTACTCGAGGCGAGGTGTAAAAGTTTGTTGTTGAGTAAGGCAGGAAGATGTTGTCAATCGGAATCCACTCGCAAGTGGGCCGAAGCTGTTCATTATCCCAACGCCATTTAAAGTACTGCGAGCCGCCAAGTGGAAGCTGCGTAAGGATCTGCTCCATCTCATCACGGTACTCCTCAACCTGCTCTGTAAGCTGCCAGTTAAGAAACTGTGATTTGCGCTCAGCAACATCTACACGCTTGCGGTCTGCCTCGCCTTTTATTTCCGACTTAACAATCCCTTCAGGCGGGAGTAGCTCTCTTGCGCTAGACGCCGCAAAGTCGACACAAGCTTCCGCCATAACTGGATGCACAACTTTGGAAGCTCCGTCAAACGTTGCGCCACCAGGCGCGTCTTTGCCAAGTCCTGTCCTTCGTAGTCCTTCTTCATACTGTTTGTCCCTTTCTTTGCGTGCTTCGCGATCAACAGTGATGTACTCTTGATATTCGTTAGCAAGCGCTTCTAAGACGCCCTGATCCATCGTTTCAGCCAAGTTTGCATAAAACTCTGGATTTTCGTTGGGGCCTTCTTTTGGTGTGTAATTAATGACCACCGAGCCATCATCAAGCTCAATGACCTCTTCATCGCTTTCGCCCGGGTCCAAGCCAAGAACTTCTTCAATGTTTTCTATCTCTTGCTCTTGCATCAAAGACTCTTGAAAGTCTTCGTCTTTTTGCAAGTCAAGAGAAGTTAACGAGGCTCCTTGCTGTATCGGCATTTGGGGCAGTTGCGGCATTATTTATAATCTTCCATTACGGATCTGTAACCGCCAGATCCAATTGCTGAGGGAGCGGCAGCTAAACCCAAGCCGCCCGCTGCTTGCCGGCCCTTAGATGCTTGGCCGGCAGCACGAGCCATCCGACCATACGGCAAAGCAAAAAGATAATTAAAAGGGTCACCTATCAAACTTGCTACGTTAACACCGGTTTGATAGCCACCTCTTTGTGTGTCAAGCTGCGGTATAAATCGTCCTTGTGGCGCAGACATATACGTTTCTTCTGACTGCTTAGGCGTATACATGCCGGCCATCTCGCCAAGGTCCATGTAACCCTTAGCTGTTTGCATAGGCGCATCACGCATGCCGGACATAAAATCTTTTGCTGCTTGTAGTGTCTGCTGGTACCCGCGCATCTTTTTGGGCGCACGGTTAGCCATCGCCAGCTCAGCTTCCATGTCGCGCACTGACCTGCCGTCTGCCTTCTTAGGCACTTCACCTTGCAGCAGCATCAATTCATCTTTCAAATACTGCGGGTACTCTGACGGCGGGCGCTCGAGGTAACGCTCCTCGATGCCTTCCGTTCTCGCGCGCTGCTTCCAGTCTGCCATGCCGCGCGCAGTGGCTGGACGCTCGCCAACAATTGCCTGTCCCAGCTCGCCGTACTGGTGGCGCGATGGATTAAACTCCGCGATGATCATGTCAAGCTCTTCGTCTGTCGGGAAGCGCTTGTGACGAGAGAAAAAATCTTGCTTTAATTTATCAATCAGCGGCGTTTTGCCGGCCGACAATTTTGCATTCTCAATTCC